GGACCACCAAAAGCTTTTGGCGCAGGCTGTTATCAATGCATACACACAAGAAAAATGGATCGTTCACATCAAGCCTCGTCAGGAGGGCTCTTCAACTTTCTTTACTGGTATTACCTATCAACATGCAGCTTTCCGTTCAGGTTGTCATGCAGCTATCATTGGCCATAAAAAAGCGACAGCAAAATCATTAGCTGAGATTGCAAACCGATTTTACAAGTCTACTCCAAAGCAAATACAGCCTCGTAGGGTTGGAGCTATGAAAAGAACTTTGGAGTTTCCAGACATTGATTCAAAATTAAGTGTAGCTTCAGTACAAGACGACGAACCATTACGAGGAGAAACTTGTCAAGTTGTTCTCGGCACTGAGCTTTCATCTTGGCAGGAGAATGGTGGAGATGAAGTATGGGCGTCAGTCCTTAACGCAATCCCACAAAATGGTGGCTTCATGATCGCAGAAAGCACTCCAAAGCATCATGGAGATCAGTTGCATATGTTGTGCATGGATTCAGATAGGCCAGACAGCAAATGGATGAAGGTATTTATTCCTTGGACGATGGTCAAAGAATACAGCATTGAACCACCTCCTGGTTGGATACCAAATAGGTCTGTTACAGACTATTGGGACAAGTACAAGTTCATCACACCAGCTCAAGCCTATTGGCTTCAGACAAGTGGGCTTCCAAAGTGTAATCGAAACATGGAGAAGTTTAAACAAGAGTATCCAATCAATGATGTTGAGTGTTGGGCTATGACAGGTGATGCTGTCTATGATCAAAACATACTTCGGCAAATGCTTCAAGAAATAGATGGTGGGACAGGTGTATCTGTCATTACTGATCCATGGGTTGTTTTTGAAGACCCAAAACCAGAAGACCAATATGTTATTTTTTGTGACCCTGCTGGTTCATGGGCAGATAGAGATAATTTTGGTGTAATTATTCTCAATCTCAATACTTGTGAACAAGCAGCTGAATATGTTGGACACATTTCAGCATACCAAATGGCACAGCGACTGGCTGAGTGGGGCAGAAAATACAATGACGCCATGGTATATGTTGAAAGCAATGGTGTAGGAGAATCAGTTCTATCTCATCTTGTAGACAATCCAAACATTGCATACAGGCGTGTATATCATCGACCAGCAAGCAGATACGGTAGAAGCAAGCGTCGGATAGCAGGATGGTTTTCAAATACCAAAACAAAGAAAGAAGCTGAAGGATTTATGCAGCAACTCATTGAAGATGAGAGTGTTACGATTCATAGCGTCCGCTCGCTGAGACAGCTTATGTCTTACAGAGGTACATGGGGCTCTAGATCTCGTGATCAAGAAGGTGGACACTATGACTTGGCTTCTGCATGGGCTGGAGCTGCATGGGCGTATATGCAGAGAAGAGGTTCTCAATGGAGATCTAGAAGAAAGGATCCAAAACAATTGGCGGCTGAGGCAATGCTCAGGTTACAACGAAGAATAGATGCATCTGCAAATCAGGGTGCCAACACACCATGGGGTAAGCACGTATGAAACAAGATAACCAAAGTCAGGCACAACCGATGTCTGAAAAAGAAAAGTTACAGAAGACTTCTAAATACATCATAGGTGTAATTAAGCAGTCTGAAGAATACTATAAAAAAAACATTGCCCGTGAAGATGCCAGAAACTTAAGTTATTGGCGTGGAAAGTTTTGGGAAGGTGATGGCTATCCTATCATGTCAGAGCTTGAAAACTACAATGCTCAACAAAACGAAATCTTTCCGATCTTAGATACTATTACATCTTCTCTTGCTTTGGACCTTCCACAATGCGAGGTCATTGATGTTCGACAAAGAACATATGAAGTGCCAGATCGTTTTGATGATTCTACTTTTACTGGTCGAAGAATTGCATCTGTGTTGAACTGGATGGCAGATAGAGACAATCTTGATGAGACCACAAGAGAAGCCACTTTGCATGCAATGCTTTTTTCTATCGGAGCGGTTCGGAAAATTACATGGTCTGCCGAAAGAGGACAAGTCATTTGGCGTATGAAAATGCCATGGGAAGTTCAATTCGACCCATCGGCTAAAAGACTTTCAGATATATCTTGGGCTAGTGAAAGATTTATATTGCACCATACACAGTTGAGAAGCAGAATAGAAAGCGGATACTATGTTTTGCAAAATGGCAAAGCCATCAAACCTGATACATTTCCAAGATCACTCATAGATGATTTTGCAACTGGTGGGTACGGTGACAAACAATATGAGCGTGAAATGCTCAAAGAGTATGTCACAATGCATGAGTATTGGGATTTCAGAAAGAATCTTTTGTATCATGTTCATACAGGCTCCAATCAAATACTTATGATTACTGAGCTGCCCTATGGAAACCCATATGACCAACTTGTTTTTCATGATGGTGTCGGTCGTCTTCGAGGTATCCCAGATGTGTCTTTGTTGGCACCTCTGCAGCAGGACATCAATGAGCTGGTGTCAGCTCGTAGAGAGATTGTGCGAAGGTTGCCAAAGCGTATGTTCTATGACAAAGCTATGTTCCCAAACGAAGAAGATGCTTCAAGGTTTATGAACAGTCAAACATATGAACCTGTGCCAGTGGAAACAGATGGTCAAGCTTTGGTTGGAGATATGATTTATGTGACACCTGATATGCCAACAACCTTTGACTTCAACCGTCATTTAGATCAAGCAACTATTCATATCAAAAACATTGCAGGTATGGCTGATTATCAAAGAGGTCAAGTCAAAAACATTAGGACTGCAGCTGAAGCAAATATGGTACAAGCATCTGTTCAAGGTCGTATGCAAGTTCGAACTAGAGTCTTGACAAAGTTTGTCAAAAGAGGTTTTGATAAGGCGATGGGTATTCTTAGATGGGCCATTCAGAATCAAGAGGCATCTAATATAGATATGAAAATGATTACAAGGCTGACCCAGATTGATGTCGAACCAGATGTCATATCGAGAGAGATAGTAGAAAACTCTCCACAGTTCCGTGTATTGCCATTCAGTCCTTTGATGGAAGATAAGATAGTCAGAAGGCAGCAACTCGTAGCATTGCTTGGTCAGTTGGCTTCAACACCTTCAAATGATGAAGTAAACTGGAGAGAAATCACCAAAGAACTTGTAGATATGTTTGGCGTTCGACCAAGTATTCTAAGAGATGATTATGAAAGAGAAGAACAAGAAATCGCAGCAGGAGAAGCAGCGATGGCTCAAATGGGCCAACAATTACCATTTCCCCAACAGTAGGAGTTTATTATGAAGTATTCAAAATCAATGTGTGACAAGGCACGACAAGGCGACAAAGAAAGTATTGCACTTATACTTCTCGAAGCACCTGAAATGCCTATGGACATGAAAATGAAACCAGAAGACTATGCCATGAAAATGGTCGATGAAAGCTATTCAATGAAAGATGATGATGAGTTTGAACCTCACATGATGTATGATAAGGAATCAAACAAAAGCGAAATGGCTGAGACCAAAGAGGAGCATACTATGCTTGATGAAAAGGGGTATGTTCATGCAGATAAAATGCCCGTAGCCGAACTTTTCATGGATATGGGTTTACCAGAAAAGCTAGTACAAAAAATTTCAGAGCGTGTCATCGAGGCCATGGAGTCAGGTAAAATCTAATGCCAGTTGTCAAGTACCAATGTTCAAAAGGACATGTTCACAAAGCAATCGTTCGTTCAACTCAACTTGCAGAATCTACTCGTGCTTGTCATTGCGGAGAAAATGCAACTAGACAAGTTTCAGGTTTTGGTTTGGGTGGGCAAATATTCTTTGATCTTATGAGAGCAGAAGATAATCTCTTAGGAAAAAACAGAAAGGAGTCTTTCAGGGATGCTAAATGTATCAAAGCATGGGAAAAAGACAAAGGTTTGGTACAATGTACAGCTCAAGAAATGCGTGAATACAAAGAATATGCTACAGATGAAACTGTAGATCAAGAAAAAACAATCGCACAAGATGGTCGAAACGCATGGTTCGATCGTGTCGATAGAGAAGATATACAAGAAGTAACAGGGTGGAACACCCAACAATACAACAGATGGAAGGAGGCTACTGATGAGTATGAGTCAACAATCAAGGATGGAACCGCCACAACAGAAACAGCTTGAACAAATGAGTGATGCGGAGTTGTCTGCAGAACTTGATCGTGCTCTTTCTGAATTACAGAGTGCTATTGGTGGGGAAGAAATGGCAATGGAGCAAGGCACACAAGCCACTCCAATGCAAGAACCTGCACCAGCTTCACCAGCTCAACCAACTGGTGGTCAAATGCTTGCGACAATTCCACCAGAGGACTTACAACAAGCAACAGCAAAAATGGTAGCCATGGGTCTAGTAGACAAGGCGACCTCAGAACTTACACCAGAATTACTTATGGCTTTTCAAACTGTTATTGATGCCATAGATCCAGGTCTTTTCGATCTTCAACAACCCGAACAACTGAAGGAGTTTATAAATGGAGTTAACTCAGGAGCAATCGACCTCGCCATTGCCGTCAACAGAGCAAGAGAGCTTGCCGGACAGCAGCCCATCGCAACCGGAGCTGGAGTTCCAGTCGGAGCCTCAGCCGGATTTGTCCCAGGAGGCATCTTCGGAGGTCCCCAACCAGGACCAGCAGCTCCAGCTGCCGGAATCGGAAGTCCAGCAGGAAGTCCAAGACCCGTCTAGTGAGCAGCTACAAGAATCTACAGAACCAAAGGTTTATGAATCATGGGATGAAGTAGATCTTAGTAATCTAAGTATGGAAGCTCGTAACGAGATAGAACCGATCTTAAACTTGGTTTTAGAATCTCAGAGCGAGCTCGAAGAACAAATTAGTCAATATAAAGAATTAAGTGAACAGTTTACAACACTTATGGAAGGGCTAGATGCAGCCAAAAAAGGTGACATGCAGCCCATCATTACGGAATATAACTCTTTAAATGAGTCCTTTGATTTAGTATCCACGGAAAATGTTGAGCTGTGCCACCGCTTGTTTATGAACGAGTTTCCAGACTATGATAGTCAAAACGATGCTGTAAAGGCAGCGTTTATTGAAGCTATGCAGCACGATGCGTTTCATAGTAGATATATTGGAGACTCGTTGTATGACAAAATGGTCGATGCATATAAACTGGCA